TCGCGCTGGCGGCCCAGTACCGGATCGTCATCAAGGTGTCTGACATTCAGCCGTACACCGACCTGATCATGGAGCTGAGCCAGGAGGACCAGAACCTGTACGGCGCCTCCTACGTGACGCGCGCGGGCATGGAGGTCTACGACGTCAAGTCGAGGGAGAGCGACCCCGACAACGCGCTTGCCCAGGTCCGGCAGGTCTCCATCAACCGCAACGCCCTGTTCGACAAGGTGCTCGCGGAGGCGCGCGCCGGCCGGATCAAGGTCGCCGCGGGCGACGACTGGGACGTCTTCAAGGCGCACCTGATGGACATGAAGCGCGCCGCGGCGACCCTGCGCAACGGGGAATTCACCAGCATGTGGCAGAAGTCGCCCAAGGGGCGTGACCACTACCACCACTCTCTGGCGTACCTCTGGGTGGCGTGCCAGATGCGGGGACTTGCCTCCGGCGCCCTGAGCATTGGTGCCCCGATGGTCAGCACCTTCAGGGTCAAGCAGAAGGGGTAGGGGGATTTACTTTCCTCCGGCAGGCCTCCCAGTATGGGGCGATGCTGGGCAAAATCAAACAGTTCTTCTCGGGGCTCGCGGGCAAGTCTGCGGGCTCCGCGCTGCCGCCCATCGTTGAGCCGAAGGTCCCGAAGGGGCCTCAGTCGCAGCCGTCCGCGAGCAAGCGCACGGCCACCACCAAAGGCGATCAGCGCCTGTCGGAGACCGACCGCCGGACAGCGAACCTTGATCTGCTGTCGCTGCGCAGCGGCACGACCACCAAGTCGACGATCCGTGACCTGTCGAAGGTCAGTCCTGACCTGTCTGCCAGCAACTGGGCGTACCAGCGCCTGGTGGTCACGCGTGGGTTCAAGGCTGTGGCCTACAACCAGGACGGCACGATCAACCCCGAGGCGACCAACCTTGTCCAGCAGCTGCTGGCGAGGTTCAACTTCCTGACTGACTACGCTGCTGGGTTCTCGGGTACGGCGTCCATTCACTCGGTGGCGGAGTCGCTGACGCTGGAGCTGCGCACGTACGGGGCCTGTTCGCTGGAGTTGGTGCTGGACAAGGCTAGGCTGCCGAACCGGCTGGTGCCGATCTCGACGACGCAGCTGACGTTCATGGAGGACGGGTCGGGCAGCGTGTACCCGGTCCAGAAGTCTGCGGCCGGAGAGATCCCGCTGGACATCCCTACGTTCTTCTACGAGTCGATGGATCAGGACCTGCTGACGGCGTACTCGGACTCCCCGATGGAGGCTGCCCTGCAGGCGGTGCTGGCGGACACGGAGTTCACCAACGACGTCCGCCGAGTGATCAAGCGCGCGCTGCACCCCCGACTTGACGTGTCAATCGACTACGACAAGTTCCGCAAGACGGTCCCTCCGGCGCTGCTGGGGGACGACAAGGGCCTGAAGACCTATCAGGACAACTACATCAGCCAGGTGGAAGAGACGGTCAACGGCCTGGAGCCGGATGACGCGCTGGTTCACTTTGACGCGGTGGAGTTCGACTACCTGAACAACGGCAACGTCACCCTGAACAAGGAGTACGAGACCGTTCAGGCGATGACGGACGCCAAGATGGCGACGGGCACGAAGGCCCCGCCCTCAGTGCTTGGCCATGGCTCGGGTTCGCAGAACGTGGCCTCCACCGAAAGCCTGTTGTTCATGCGCTACTGCGAGGGCATCCAGAACAAGGTCAATTCGATCCTTTCGCGCGCGCTGACCCTCGCGGTGCGCCTGTTCGGTCAGGACGTGTACGTGCAGTTCGAGTTCGACCGGGTTGACCTGCGCCCTGAGTCGGAGCTCGAGGCCTTCCGCTCAATGAACCAGTCGCGCGTGCTGGAGCTGCTGTCGATCGGTCTGATCTCGGACGAGCAGGCTTCCCTTGAGCTGATAGGTCGGCTGCCGCCGCCGGGTGCGCCGAAGTTGAGCGGCACCTTCTTCAAGGCAGGCGCTTCGGACCCGAATGCGGAGCAGACCAATCCGCACAGCAACACGGGCGCCACCAACGGCGGACCGCAGGACATGCGCCCGCAAACCCCCACGCAACCAAAAGGGCCGCCGGTCCAGAGGGTGAAGTAATGGATTTACTGGACTTTCGGTTCTGGAGCGGGTCGGAGGACTCTCTGCACGCGTACCTGATGGCTATCAAGCGGATGGTCGAGGCCGGCGTGACGGAGCCTGTGAAGGCGGCCGGCATCAACGACGACGAGGATGAGGACGAGAACGACCGCGTTCCCCGCTTGTTCAGCAAGCAGGGCGACATCGGCATCATCTCGATCGCCGGGCCCCTGAACAACACGGACTCATGGCAGAACGTGTATTTGAACGCGACGGGGTACCCGGAGATTCGCGCGGCGCTGGTGCACGCGGCGAAGCAGGAAGACGTCAAGGCAATCGTGCTGGACATCAAGTCCGGCGGCGGCGCGGTGTCGGGGGTGACGGATGCGGCGGACCTGGTGGCGATGATCGACACCAAGGTGAAGCCGGTTCATGCCTACTCGGACGGGATGATTGCCTCGGCGGCGTATTGGTTGGGATCCAGCGCGCGCACCGTGAGCATCGGCAAGGTGACGGAGGCGGGGTCCCTCGGCGTGCTGACGGTGCACCAGGACCTGAGCAAGATGTTCAGCGAGATGGGCGTGAACATCACCGTGCTGCGTGCAGGGAAGTACAAGGCGCTTGGCAACTCGTACGAACCGCTCGGGGACGCCGCGCGCGCGGAGATTCAGGGCCAGCTTGACCAGATGTACACCCTGTTTCTGCAGCACGTGGCTGACGCGCGCGGCGTCTCCTACGAGGTGGCGGACCAGAAGATGGGGCAGGGCCGGGTGTTTGTAGGCCAGGCTGCAGTGGACGTTGGGCTCGCGGATTCGGTCACCACTTTCGACGCCTTGCTATCGAAAATTCAAGGGGGGATTGACGCCGCAAATTCTTCACCCAAGTATGGGTCCAGTTTTTCGAAAGGGACTCTTGTGAAGTCTGCACTCACTGAACAGCAGGTCGCCGCCCTCGCCATGGGCGCCGGATCTGGAACCGACGAAGAGTCGAAGGCCGCTGCCGAGAAGGCTGCTGCGGAAAAGGCCGAGGCCGACAAGGCTGCGGCTGACGCTGCTGCCGCCGACAAGGCTGCTGCAGATAAGGCGGAGGCCGACAAGGCAGCTGCTGATGCAGGCGGCGCGGTGGCGCTGAAGGCTCAGGTGGACCTGCTGCAGGCCCAGCTCGGCCAGGCGCAAGGCCAGCTGCTGGACGTGCAGATGAAGCTGCGCGACGCGGAGGCCGCTCTGGCGCCCGCCCAGGCCAGCATCGACAAGATGCGCCCGGTCGTGCGTCAGTCGGTCGCCAATCTGCGCATCGCGCTCGGCGGCACGGCCGCTGGCGTCGACGCGTTGAACGATGAGGCCCTGTTGGCTGAGCAAGCCACGCTGGCCGAGACGTTCAATTCCAAGTTCAAGGCTGGGGGCGTTGCGGCTGTGCCGCAGGGCGAGCCCGCTGAGAAGGTGGGCGAGGTGCAGAGTCTCGACTCCGCGCGCCAAGCCCGAATCCGCGCAACTCGCCCGAGCAACTAAGGAGGCATCATGGCGAAATTCCAATTCAAAGAAACCCTGGACCAACTGGCCCAGATCGACACGGCCCGTGTTGCTGACGGCACCGGGGCGAGCAACCAGCTGGCTGACGCAGACGTCGGCAAGTTCGTGAAGCTGGCCGGCGACAGCCAGTACGGCCTGTGCGCGGTGGGCAACGAGATCGAGGGCGTGCTGGACTCCATGAAGGACGGCCCGACCCAGGACGGCTACCAGCTGGGTGGCGTTCGCAAGAACGGTCGCGTGAAGGTCACTCTGGACGGTCTGCAGGCCACCCCGGGAACCGGCACCATCGCCATCAACGACTACGTGGTGGCGGGCACTCCAGTCGCCCGTGGTACGGCTCTGGCGGGCGCCTTCCCCAAGGTCTGCAAGGCCACCGCGGCGGCCTCAGGCGTTGTGCACCTGTGGCGTGTGGTTGCCCTGTACGGCACCGGCGCTGTCGGCCAGCTCGCTCTGATCGAGCGCGTGTAATTCGTCGCCAACCAGGAGAAAAATAAATGAGCGATCTGATCTACGTTGACGCCAAGGGCGACAAAAAGGCAGTTGACCTGCACGTCGGCATGTATGAGGCGGCGGCCGAGAAGGGCCAGTCTCTGAAGCAGTACATGGCCAACCTGTACCCCACCAACGCTGAAAAGCACGGCTCTGCTTATGAGCAGGTGCTGGAGCAAGTGGGTGTGTTTGTGCGCGGCGACAAGGAGCACGGCTTGCGGGCCTCCACGGTCGGCGACGTCCTGAACCCGAAGAGCGCCTCGGCCATCGTCAAGGACGGTGTGCCTGCCTCGCGCATCCTGTTCCCCGCCGTCATCATGGACGTGATCGAGGACAAGCTGACGCGCGACTACACGACCAACCCGAACGCCTTGACGGCTCTGGTGGGTATCGAGGACTCCATCCAGGGTGACCGCTGGGAGCGTCCGGTTCTGAACTTCTCGCGTCCGGAAGCTGCTCGCAGCGGCCCGGTGGCGCAGCTGGCCATGCCGAACTCCATGCTGAGCATCACGGCGAGCGACCGCTCCATGCGGATCCCGACGTGGGGCATCGGTCTGGAAATCTCCGAGCAGGCCCAGAAGTCCACCACGCTTGACCTGGTGGGTCTGGCTGTGGCTCGCCAGGCGGCTGTCGAAGCCAACGAGCGCGCTCAGGGCTACATCCTGTCGCTGCTCAACGGCGACACCGACTACAGCATGGCAGCCCTGTCCGCGTTCTCCGGCAAGGTGCAGACCGCGAACTCGTTTGACAGCACGCTGTCGGCCGGCCAGATCTCGTTCAAGGCCTGGATCAAGTGGCTGGTGCAGCGCTCCAACTACCGCACCATCACCCACGTGGTGTCCGACCTCACCACACTGCTTGCCCTGCGCAACATGCTGGCGGCTGAGAAGTCCACCCAGGGTCCGAAGGACAACCCCAGCATCGACATCGGCCTGTCGGTGGTCAATCCGAACTGGCCTGCTCAGATCAAGTTCGTGCTGACCGACGACCCCAACTGGCCGGCGAACACGATCATGGGCGTTGACGGCCGCTACGGCGTGCACCGTGTCAAGAGCCTGACCGCTCAGTACAGCGCCATCGAAGCCTTCGCGATGAAGCGCTCCACGATGCTGCGTGTGGACAGCGGTGAGATCGTCTACCGCTTCTTCGACGAGGCCTTCGAAGTCCTGACGCTGACCTAAGCGCCGGACGGTAGGAACCCAGGGGCGAGCACGCTGCGGCGGCCCGCCCCATTTTTGTAGGAGACCAGCATGACCACTCAGGAAAAAGCCAAGCAGCCCTCGGCAGCCAAGAAGGTTTTCGTTCGCACCCAGAGCGGAAAAATGATCCACCTGTTCACCAACGTGGAGTTCACGACCGACCCCAAGAGGGTTGATCTCGACAGCTTCGTTCAGGCGCAGCTTGACGCGGGCAAGCTCGTCATCGCCGAAGACTGATCGCGGGGGCCTTCCGCATGTCTTTGACCACCTACTGTGAGTTCGACGAGGTTCGCTCTGCCCTGGGCGTCAACGACCTCGAGCTGAAGGACTCGGTGTTGGCCTTGCCCGTCTACGAGATGGGCCTGGTCAGGGAACTCAACAAGATTTCCACGTCACTGACTGCGGCTTTTTCCTCGATCGTCGCCAAGAGCCTGTCTGTTCGGACTGATAACGAAGTCGCCCTGTACGACTCTGTTCACCTGTTCGCC